CCTCGCGAAGCGTTCATGCCATTCCACAACCGCACGCAGCGGTGGGCTTGCCTTGTGGCGCATCGACGGGCTGGCAAGACTGTTTCGGCGGTCAACGACATCATACGGGCGGCGGTTACTTGCAAGTCGCCCAACCCGCTTTTTGCGTACATAGCGCCATTCCGCAGCCAGGCTAAGAGCGTGGCCTGGGATTATCTGAAACGCTTTAGCAAGCCAATCACACAGGCCGCAAATGAAGCTGAACTCCAGATTGATCTCATCTCCGGTGCCCGCATTCGTCTGTTTGGCGCTGATAATGCCGATGCTATGCGTGGTTTGGGTTTTGACGGCATTTTTATGGACGAGTATGGTGATTTTAGACCTTCTGTATGGGGTCATGTCATTCGCCCTACGCTTTCTGACAAGCAGGGTTGGGCCGTATTTGGCGGTACTCCCAAAGGTAAAAATCAGTTTTGGGATATTTACCAGACTGCTAAGCAGAATCCGAAGGAATGGTTCCTTTTGAGGCTAACGGCGACGGACAGCGAGATTTTGCCGCAAACAGAACTGGATGCGGTCAAGTCTCAGATCACGCCTGACCAGTACATGCAGGAATACGAGTGCAGCTTTGAGGCGGCGATCCTCGGCGCGTTCTATGGCGTTGAGATGCGCGAGGCGCAGGACCAGGGGCGCATCAGCGCCGTGCCTTATGATCCGGCTTTGCCGACATATACGGCTTGGGATTTGGGCTTTCGGGACGACACCGCGATCTGGTGGTACCAGGTGGCGCGCAATGAAATCCACGTTATTGATTACTATGCGGTGTCGGGCGCAAGTATTGAGGACATTGCAAAGGTCGTTACGGAAAAACCCTACCATTATGGTAAACATTATTTACCACATGATGCGCGAGCTAAAACCTTGGCTGCACAGGGTAAGTCTGTCATTGAGCAGCTCGCGGAGTTTTTGGGGTTAGCCAACATTGCTGTTGTGCCTGACCTTGGCGTTCAAGACGGCATTCAGGCTGTGCGTATGACGCTGCCGAAGGTTTGGTTTGACGAACTCAAGTGTTTGGAAGGCATTGAGGCATTGCGCCAGTACGAGCGCGAGTACGACGAAGACAAGAAGGCATTTCGCGCGGCACCCAAGCATAACTGGTGTTCGCACCCCGCAGACGCATTTCGGATGCTGGCTGTGGCATGGCGGGGCGAAGCGCCCCCCAAGATTATGGCGAGTGAGCGCCCATTGATTGTGGGCAAGGGAAATACGGCAACGCTTAACGATATGTGGGCGGCGCAGAAAACAAAGAGAAGGGCTAGACTATGAGTGGTGTCAACAATCCGTATCGGTATTTTTATGAGCATATTGCGGCAAGTGCCTCGGCTCAAGTTCTCGGCCCGACGGGCGCAGTGGGCGATTATCTGCATCGCCTGATCTGCACGGTCACGACTGGCGCGACTGGAAATGTCGTGATTGTCGATGGCACGGGTACGGGCATTCTCACGCATACTGTCCTTCCGGCCAGCGCGTCTGTAATCCCCGGCGTGTACAACATTGAACTCAATGCCGTGTCGGCCAATGGCGCGTGGAAAGTCACCACGGGCGCTGGCGTTGAAGTTATGGCTGTAGGCATCTTCTCGTGAGCAAGGCCGGGCTTTACGCTAATATCCTAGCCAAGCAGGAACGGATCAAGGCGGGGTCCGGCGAGCGTATGCGTAAGCCTGGCGAGCCAGGTGCGCCGACTGCCAAGGCGTTCAAAGAGTCTGCCAAGACTGCCAAAGGTGCGAAGAAAGACAAGAAATGACCGCAGCATGGACGCGCAGCGAAGGTAAGAACCCCAAAGGCGGTTTAAACGCCAAGGGACGCGCGTCCTACAAGGCTGAGACTGGCGGGACGCTAAAGCCCCCGGTCAAGTCGGGCGACAATCCACGCCGCGCGTCATTTCTTGCCCGCATGGGCGGTATGCCGGGTCCGATGGAAAAGAACGGCAAGCCTACCCGCTTGGCACTGGCGTTACGGGCTTGGGGCGCGTCCAGCAAGGCAGACGCAAAATCCAAGGCCGCCGCAATCTCTAATCGCAACAAGTAAGGAAATACCATGCCCATCGACCCGCAGAGAATGGCCGCTATCTTGCAGCGTATCCAGCCCGCCAATCAGGGCGGATCGCCTATGCCCGCGCCTGGCGGCGCTCCTATGGACGGCCCGCCGATGGGCGGCCCCATGGGCGCTCCGATGGGTGGCCCGCCGCCGGGTGTCCCCATGCAGATCAATGGCGTCATGACACCCCAGCCGCAGGGTGGCCCGCCGATGGGTGGCCCCGGTGGCCCGCAGGGCATGCCCATGCGTCCCATGATGCCGCCTGGTGGCATGGGACCGCGTTAATACAATATTAAGGAATTAAACTATGGCCTTGGAAAAAGTCGATTCGACTGTCCAGAAACTCTTGAGCAACATCCATAATTACAATGGAGAGTTCAAGAAATGGGAAGCGCGTGTCACAAAAATCATTCGCAGGTACCGCGATGACCAAGGCACTGGCACCGGCATGGCAAACGAAGCCGCGCGGTTCAACATCCTTTGGTCTAACGTCCAGACGCTGATTCCGGCTGTGTATGCCCGTATGCCCAAGGCCGATGTCTCGCGGCGCTTTGGCGACAATGACCCGGTAGGCCGCGTTGCGTCCCTGCTGATCGAACGCGCCCTTGATTACGAAATTGAGCATTACCCTGATTTTCGTTCGTCTATGCGTCATGCCGTGGAAGATCGTTTCCTTGGCGGGCGTGGTGTGTCTTGGGTCCGCTATGACCCGCACATCAAGCAACAGGATGTTCCCGAAGATGGCTACCAAATCACCGAAGACATTGAAGAAGGCGAAAGCCGTGACGCGGAAGGCGACATCCACAACCAAACCGCCGGAACCGATGGCGCTCCCGAAGAAATTGATTACGAGTGCGCCCCCACAGACTACGTTCATTGGCGCGATTTCGGACATTCTTGCGCGCGCACTTGGGAAGAAGTAACCCAGGTCTGGCGCTGGGTGTATATGTCCAAGGACGCCGTGACGGAACGCTTTGGCAAGAAGATTGCCCGCAAAATTCCGTTCAACAGCAGCCCTGATGGCCTGACCAAGTACGGCCAAGCGTCCAAGACCAACGACAAAGCCAAGATTTGCGAACTGTGGGACAAGGAAACTGCCAAGGTTTACTGGCTCATGGAAAATTGGGTCGATCTGCTTGATGAGCGCGACGATCCGCTTGGCCTGGAAGGCTTCTTCCCGTGCGCCAAGCCGCTGTACGCAACTACGACCAGCGATAGCCTTGTGCCGGTGCCTGACTTTATCCTGTATCAGGATCAGGCCAATGAACTAGACATTCTGACTGACCGCATTGACGGTCTGGTCAAATCCCTGCGCGTCCGTGGTGTGTATGATGCTTCGCAGCCAGCACTGCAGCGTTTATTGACGGAAGGGGACAACAACACGTTGATCCCAGTCGATAAATGGATGGCCTTCAGTGAGAAGGGCGGCTTGAAGGGTTCTATCGACCTTCTGCCCATCGAAACGCTGGCCTCCGCGCTCATTAATTGTTACCAGGCACAGGCCAACATTAAGGGGCAGATTTATGAAATCACGGGTATTTCAGACATTCTGCGCGGCGCTGGCGCGGCTTCTGAGTCGGCCACGGCCCAGCAACTCAAGGGACAATATGCGGGATTGCGACTGCGCGCTATGCAGGAAAGCGTCTCTCTATTTGCAAGCGAACTACTGAGGCTCAAGGCGCAGATTATCTGCACCAAGTTCCAACCTGAAACTATCCTTCATCTAGCTGCGGCTGACCAAATGTCTCCTGCTGACCAGCAGATGATCCCGCAAGCCTTGCAACTGATGAAGGATAGCCCACTCCGTTCGTTCCGCATTCAGGTCGCGGCTGACAGCCTTGTTCAGCTTGACGAGAACCAGAACAAGCAGGACCGCATGGAGTTTATGAATGCGTTCTCCAACTTCCTGCGCGAAGCTGTCCCGGCGGGTCAGGCTTCGCCTGAAATGGTGCCGATGCTCATGGACATGATGAAGTTTGGCATTGGCGGGTTTAAACAGGCCCAGTCAATTGAAGGTTCTATTGACGCCGCGTTGCAGCAGATGGTTGCCGCAAGCGCCCAGAAAGCCCAGAACCCGCCGCCCAATCCTGAGATGCTCAAGGCGCAAGCGGTTGAAAAGACTGCCCAGATGAAGGTTCAGGCTGATGTGCAAAGCCAACAGGCGCGCGCCCAGGCTGATATGCAGATTGAGCAGATGAAAATGCAGATGGAGGCGCAGCTTGAAACGCAGCGCCAGCAGCATGAAGCCCAGCTTAAGATGCAGGAGCTTGCGGCCAAGGAACAGTTTGACCGCTGGAAGACGGAACTTGACGCGGCGACCAAGATCATGGTTGCCCGCATTGGTGCCAACCCCGGCATGGACTTGCCCATGATCGAGGCGCAGCAAGCTGCTACGGAAACCATTACGGCAGAGCTTGGGGACAATGTTCGCATGGCTATGGACCGCATGTCTGAGGCCCATAACAACATGACCAATATGCACGGCGAGGCTATGCAGAA